AAAACTGGTACAAGAATTGGAAATATACGAGTAGTAAATACTATTGATAATGAAATCACTCCTGGTTTTGGTGTAAATACGATAAGCATGGTGAATCATAGCAATGAGGGTTCAGATGCTTTTACTGTTTCTGGAGCAAGGCTGTATGCTACAACAGTATCTACAACAAAGGTAGCCACATGGTATATTCCTTATGATGGTTTAAAATTAGCAACATACAATAGTTTAACAGGTAGAGCTGTAGAAACAAAAATTAATGAAATCAAATGGAACACTGCTGCTATTGTTAACAATGGTGGATACTATGCAAATATAGATACTGTGGATGAAAACGCTCAAACTGCACGGGAAAAAAATAGAGTATATTATACAGATCCATATAAACTAGATGAAATTTTAGCTACTCGCTATTTTGATATTGGTAGAAATGATGGTGATGAAATTGTAAAACTTTGTAGTTATCGTAATAGGTTATTTGCAGTAAAGAAAAACACAACCTATGTGTACAATACATTACGAAAAATGGAAAGGGTATTTGTTGGAGTAGGTGCAGCACATAAACACGCAGTATTTGAAACTCCTGTTGGTTTGGTATGTGCAAATAAGTCAGGTGTGTATGCCATTACTGAGAGCGCAGTTCGTGAATTATCTTTTCCTATTCGAGAAACATACCAGAGTCTAACTTTAGATCAACCAATGGTTGGTTACGATGGGTTAGATAATGAATTATTGATTGTGCCAGATTTTAATGGAACAACTATTTATGTTATGAATATGGACAATGGGAGTTGGATTTTGCGAGATATAGAAAGCTCTGGAGCAAGAAGTAACTTTGTAATTAGCACGGATTTACGAGCGCAATATTTGGAGTGTGATTAATGGCTGTTTCCACAAGAGTTAAAGAGGTGAATACAGGTTCAGCAGCATCATCCACTGCATTGGTAAGCTCTAAAAAGTTTGACTTTGGATCACCCGATATACAAAAAAGATTTAGAAAGATTACAATGTTATATAAAGCATCATCTGATGTGACTGTAACTGTGTTTTTAGATGGCAATGCGTTTGCTTCTGCTGATGCTACCATTACATTTCCATCAAATAGTGCTATCACTTCGGTATCAAAGGCTTTTAGCAGTGTAGGGAAAATTGGATATTTTAATATTTCCTGTGCTGCAAGCAACTTACAGATAGAGTCTATAGATATAGATTATGATTTATTAGGGAGTAATCCATAGTGGCTAGAGAAAAATATACAGAAATAAATCCTGATTATGGTGGAAATCCTAATAGACCAGCAAGAGGTGGTGGTCAAATGGGTAGAGTTGTTTTTGAGTATGTAGAAGATGTAGATGTGGAACTTGATAATAAACAGGATGTTATGTTAAATAATAAGCAAGAATTTTTTACAAATAGTGAAGGCGTAGATGGAGACACTGGTATTTGCCACAATAACGGTAAGGCATATATGTCTGTAAAAATAAAAGGGAATTGGCATTTTTCGGAATTAAAACAAGCAAAGGACTTATAGGAGTCTCTGATGAGATATACAAAAAAAGCAAGAAGAAATAAACGCGGGCACACAACCAGAGTAGACATTATTGACAACACAACAGGTCAGGTAGTTGCTAGTTTTCCTACCACTGGTGGACAAAGTAGAGAAGAAGGTGTTGGAATTGCCAATAGAGATGCAGATGCAGAACTAGCGAGGCTAAATGCTGCTGCTGAAGAAGCTGGCGAAAATTACGGATCAAGAGAAGAAATGCAAGCTGCTGAAAATGAAAAAGAGCGCAGACAAAGATTAGATGAGGATGTTGCTAAGTTTGAAGATCGGATTACCGAAGCAGGAAGGTTGCGAGAAGATCTTGCTCAAAATGTATCTGCTAGAAGGCAAGGGCAACTTCTTAGTCAACTTCAAAGATCTATTTTAGGTACTGGTGGTGATGCAGGAATGGTAGAAGCACTTACTCCTCAAATTACTGAACAGTCTAACAGAACCTTGCAAGATTTAATAACAGGTAGTCAAGCACAAACTCAAAGAGATTTAGCACAATTTGTTCCTAGGGAAATTGCAGCAAACTACAATCAAGATGCTCTCAGCGATGCAATGAGCAGATTTCTAATGGAAGAAGAAACACAACGCGCTCAAATACAAGCTAATTTAGACGGTCAACCTGAGTGGTGGGAAACTATGTTAGGACAAGCAGCAGGAGAAGGTGGCAAAGGAGTAGGTCAAGCAGCTACTAATTTACTTACAAGTTTTATAAGTGGAGGGTTATAAAATGGCTTTCAAGTTTAAAGTAAAGAAAAGACCAAGCATGGGTCAAGCAGTTGCAAGTGCATTTGCAGCAGGAGCAATACAAGGTGGAACTACCGCTTTGCAAAATGCTATGAATGAAAGAGAAAATAGAAAGAAAAGATCTGCTCAAGAATTAAATTTATTTAATAATGCTGTGTCTGGTCTACCGTCAACTCCTGAGAATTTATCTAAGCTGCTACCAATTAAAAGCCAGATTATAAAAGGTCAAATTAGTGGAGCTGAAGGACTGGATTTATTAGGTGTAGATGTAGACTATCAAACAGAAAAGCAAAAACAAGCTGATATAAAAGCAAGATCGGAAGCAATAGAACCAATGATCGAATCTGCTGAAAGAAGTGCGATGGCAAGTGCAGGGATGGTAGGTGTGCAGCCAACTAAAATGGAAAAAGATGTAAGGACTAGAGAGGCTCAAAAGCGTTTAGGTTTACGAGGTGAGGCTACTCCACCATCTACTATAGAACAACAACAATTAAAAAACCTACAAAGATCATTGATAGAACAAGCCAACCTTGCAGGAATGACATTCGATCAGTATTTAGCTAGTAATGTAAATAATGTAGATGTCAAATTGTATAAAGAAATGACAGGTACTCAGCCTGTTACAGATGATGGAATGAGATTAACAGATACAGCTCGCACAGGAAGTAGGTCTATTATGCAACCTCAATTTAATACAACTCAAGCGGAATCAACTTCTCAACCTCAATCATTTGAAGGTACTAGAGCTGTAAATCCAAGTACAGGTGAAGTGTTAATATTACAAAATGGCAAATGGCAAACGGTAGAGTAGGCTTACCACCATTACCAGAGGGTTTTATTGTAGAAGAAACTCTTATGCCACCATTACCATCTGGCTTTGAGTTAGAATCTCCTAAACTAGAAACGGTAAAAGTAGATGATCTTTTCCCAAAAGAAGATCAACCACCTAAAATTGATGATAGTCAACCCTCATTACGAGCTGCCCCAGAACCAACTGTAGGGAAAAAGTTTAAAAACTTTATTCGTAATATTTTTGAGGATAAGACCGAAACCAATGTAAAAGGTCAAATGATATATCAGATTAGTCAGGATACTGGCAGATCACTACGAGATGTAGAAAAGAATTATGATTTACTAATTAGAGATCCAAAGATCACTGGTATTCAACCCGATCCAAGCACTATGGAATCTATTGAAACTGCATTTACAGGCGCGGTTACAGTAGGACTAGCTACCAATCCTATCAGCACTGCATTGGGTGTGGCATCTTTTATGGCTTTAGATGAAGCAGAAAACGCTATCATTTCTGCTGTAACAGATGAAAAATATGAATTAGGTGGTGGTAAGAATATTTCTGATCTACTTCCAGAGGATGCTACAAGAACATCGAAAGAATTTGTTGAAATATTAGATTTGATTGGAAAGGGTATGATTATTGGTGGTGTTCGTAATCGTACTAAAGGAGCTTTTGGTAGACTTTCTGAGCAGGTAACTAAAAAATACATAGATGAATATAAACTACCTCAAGATATTTATATGGATGCAGGCAAGGTTAGATCTGTGTTAAGAGGTGGTAAGAAAGATAAATTTAGTCCTGAAGAAAAAGACTTACTCTTAGATCTAAACTTATCTGGATCACAGTATAGAAAAGCACTAAGCGATGGTGTAACAATAAGAGTACCCGCAGAAAAAGTAACTAAGTTAGTAGATAGGGCATGGTGGGGAAAGGTGAAAGAAACTTTTGGTAAACCAAAGTCATCAGAGGTGGTTATTCGAGAAAGAGCAGGAGAGTTAACAGAAGCACCAAGAGGTTTACTCACTGAAGGTAGACCTATAACACAGCCAAAAGTAAAGCCTCCTAAAGCAGAAAAACCAAAACTTACTCAAAGAGAGTCACAAGAATTATTAGATCTAAAAGCAAATCTCAATACTACCTTTGAAAGACTTGCAGATCCAAATAGAACTAATACTCAGTTATTACAAGATCAGCGTTCAGCACAACGAATGATTAAATTGATACAGGACAAAGAACCAGAATTTCAAGCTCCTGAACTTCCATTTGAATCTGATATAAAAGATGTGGATGCTAGTAGTTTAAGGCAAGCAAATATCGAAGCATCAGAAAGAGTACAGCATTTTAGCGATACGAAAGCAGCAAAAGAAAGAGTAGAAGATGTAGAGAGGGTTAGTAGAGCAGAGATTACTCAATTTTTACGAAATGCTTTCGATGTTACCATTCGAGGTAAGGCTACATATAAAATGAAAGGTGTAGCTGGGTTTTTTAGTCCAGTTACAAAAACAGTTAGGTCAGCAATAACCGATGATATTTATGTTTTATCACATGAAGTAGCACACTTTATTGATAATAGGATATGGGGAAATCAGCCAAAACAAAGACCGCATTTTAGACCCTGGCAAAATGAACTAGGTAAACTGGACTATGATCCTACTAAACAAAGAACCAGTGAGGGTTTTGCAGAGTTTATTAGGCATTTTGTAAGTACAGGAAAAGCAAAAGAATTAGCTCCAACTTTTTATGATTATTTTGTAGGAGATTTTGCTAAAGCTCACCCAAAGATTTATGAAGATATATTAAAATTAAGAGACTTGATGACTCGCTACAATAAACAGGGATCTGTTGAAAGAGTGAAGTCTCAAATAAATTTTGAAGGAAAAGCTCCAGAGCAACCATTGATAAAAACCGTACAAGATAAAAGTTTAAATTTTAGAAAGCAATTTTTAGATGACCTTGCTCCTCTTGAAGATGTTTATAAGCGAGAAAGCATTACAGAATTATCTCCAGACAAAGACCCTTTAATGCTAATGAGAGTTTTTAAGGGCAAGGCTCGTAGTAAAGCAGAAATGGCTATAAGATATAACACAACTGATTATGTAGGTAGAATTACAGGAAAAGGATTAGTGGATGTAATAAAGCCAGTTTCTAAAACTAAAAAAGAATTAGAAGATTTCTTAGCATACGCATACGCAAGAAGGGCGTTATCCAGACCTGATATAGATGCAGGTATTGAGTTAACAGATGCTCAGTTTGTTTTTGATAAGTATGATAGTAAAAAATTTAGAGAAGCCAGTGATGAATTAAGCGGTTTTGCTGATCGTGTGTTAGAGTATTATGTTGACTCAAGAGGAATGAGTCCAGAAACTCGTGATAAAATAAAATCATTAAATCCAGTATATCTTCCTTTGTATAGGTTTTTTTCTGATGAACCGCGATTTAGAAGTAAAGCAAGTCGAGTATCGGGTGGTAAACCAGTAAAGGGTTTGAAAGGTAGTGGTAGGCAAATCTTAAATCCGATTGAAAGTATGATTAGATATGTAGAAAATATTTACTCTGCTGCGGATAAAACTAGAGTAGCTATCGCTATCAAAGATGCAGTAGATCAAGGTGTTCTTCCTGGTACATTGATTGAAAAAGTACCACCACCTACTGATATAAAGAAAATGAAGCTGAATACATTGATTAACACATTAGAGAAAGAAGGTTTTGGTGTGTTTAATTCTGTTGATCCACAAACAGGAGAGTTGTTTCGTAAACAGCCTAGTGGATCAGAGATGATTACTTTATTTACAGTTGGTAAGCGATATTTTGGAAAAGATAACATTATTCCTATATATGAAGGTGAGAATGTATCTTTTTATGAGCTTGATCCTAGACTACATGAAATGTTACAAGGGTTAGATCATTATCAAATTCACCCTGCTCTAGATTTCTTTTTAGGTGCGCCTACAAGAATAATGAAATTGGGTGCTGTTGGTTTAAATGCAGGGTTTACTTTTATCACAAATCCAATTCGAGATCTTTCAACCTATATGTTATTTTCAAAGTCTAAAGTGCCGAATCCAGCAGCTCCTATGATTGGGTTAGCTGCTGATCTTGGATTAGGTTCAAAAGCAGCAAAAGATGCTTCAAGAAGATTTAAAGCAATGGGTGGTGATCAGGCAACTATTTACGGTAGAGATAGATCTGCAAGATATAAACAGATGGTCTCTCGCATTATTAATGAGGCAGCAGGAACAAATATATCTAAAGTTAAAAATGTGGTTTTAAATCCAGTAGATGCTTTGCGAAGAATATTTCAAACTCCTGAATTAGCTCCGAGAATCGCAGAAATGCAAAATAAAATTAAAGACTACGAGAAAATATATGGTAAAGATTCTGATGCTGCGTATATCAAGGCTTTTGAAGATGCTCAAGATGTAACGATTAACTTTAGTAAGATGGGTACTGTATCTCAATTCTTAAATCAAATAATAGCTTTTTTTAATCCTACTATAAGAGGTGGTGAAAAATTATATCGTGAAGCTAAAGAAAATCCAATGAGACTAATAGTTAGAGGAGTCTCAACGATTACAGTACCAGCATTATATTTTTGGTATCAAAATAAAGATAAAGAATGGTATCAGAAATTACCATCTGAACTCAAATATTCTCAGATACATATTGACACTGGTGATTTTGGAGGATCAGGAGATATAATATCTTTACCACTGCCCCATGAAGTAGGTACTTTATTTGGTGGAATACCAATGGCGTACTGGGATGAGATGTATGATATTGATAAAGAAGGTGTAGAGGAAGCATTGAAATTATCTTTGAGGCAACTGAACCCTGGTACTCCATTAGATTTATCTGTAATCAAACCATTTATGTTGGTGGCATCTAATAAAACTTGGTATGGTGCGCCTTTGGAAACAAGAAGTATGCAAAGAAAAGAAATACCTGATAGATATACAGATTATACTATTCCTATGGCAAAAGTATTAAGTCGGTGGATGTATGATAATATTGGCGCATATGAATTTGCATCTCCTGTTAAAATAGAAGCATTTGCCAATGCTGCTACAGGTGGGTTAACTAAAAACATAAATGATATTGTAACATTTAGTAATAAGGAAATTGAGTCTAAAGCAGATCTTCCAGTTGTAGGTAAATTATTTTTAAGAAAAGAAGTTTATGAAAATCGCCCTGCGTTTGACTTTAAAAGATTTAAGTTATTAAACCAAAAGAAAGTCAGTAAAACCATTACACCAGAACAACAAATTGAACTGCGTAGACTGGAAGCTGAGTACAAACAATATATAAGAAATAAAAAACGCAGAGAATTACAAAAGGAAATGGAACAAAACACGCCCTAACTCGTTAATATTATTGAACTAACAGCTCGGTCATGCTTACCATAGGCTTAGAGCGTTGCAAACATTAAATAGCGAGGGAAATATGGGTACATTCCGTGATTTTTCAGTACAGAAGGCAGTCACTCCAGGCGCATCTGTTGTCAACATTACCAATAACAATACTACAAACGATGAAAGTCGTGCTGTATATATTGGTGCTTCTGGTAGTTACGATCTTTATGTGAACGGTGCATGGGTTACTTTTGCAGGATTGAATGCAGGATCAATCGTGCCAGTAAGAGCAACAGGCGCAAGACATACATCAGGTTCATCCGCACCTGATGCAAACGACATCAACTTTATATACTAATGTTAGGATTAGGATTAAGGTTATTTGCAGCTTATAGACAAGTAGCGAATGTTATTGCAGCCAATTTATGGAATAACATTCTTACACATTGGGAAAATGAAACAGAAAACTGGGAAGATTTAGGATAAAGGATTTATTATGGCAACATTAGAAAACAGAAGTCCATCAGAGACTTATAAAGATTTATTACAGGTATCCAATGCAAATAGTGGTATAGATGCAACTGCAAGAGTTGTATCAGATGGAGAAGGTACAGATTCAAAATTATTTTTGGATACAAACAGAGTTGGGGTAGGAATTGCACCAACAGACGGAACTCTTCATGTGCATACTGCTACTGCTGGAAGTGTTACTCCAGATGGAGATGCTGATGATTTAGTAGTAGAAAATAGTGCAAGTGGTGGTATATCAATTCTAACTCCAGATGCAAATCCTGGTCGATTAGCATTTGGTAGTCCTTCTGATCCTTATGGTGCTGTAATAATGCATCAACAATCGACAGGAAAATTATCTATTAATACAGAAGGTGGAACTGGAAATATATCAATGGCTACTGGTTCTGGGATTACTGCGATGACTATAGATTCAAGCCAAAATGTTGGTATTGGAACTGGTTCAGACACAATAGATGCTCCTCTTCATGTAAAAGGTGCAACTACAGTTGCAAAATTTCAATCTTCATCTGGAGCAACAAATACTTTATATACAGATTCAAGTGATGCTATGGTGGGGCAAATAGAGTTTGGTGCTTCTGAGTCTCAAATTGTAACTCGTACAAGTAGTAGACTTTCTTTAGGTTCAAATAATGTACAAACATTACACATTACAGACGATGACCGAATTGGCGTTGGAACTGCAAGTCCTTCAAGTTACGATTCTGGAGCAAATAATCTTGTTATTTTTGAAAATGGTCATAGTGGTATTACTATAGCTTCTGGCACAAGTAGTAGTGGTTCAATACATTTTGCAGATGGAACAAGTGGTAATGAATCATTTAGAGGTGTCATTGCTTATAACCATTCTTCAGAAGTATTACAATTTGCAACTGTTGGGGTAAATAATGGTTATCAATTAAAATTAGACCAAAACTCCAGAATCTCACTAAGTAATAATGATAGTGGCACATCTAATACAATTTTTGGAAAAAACGCTGGTGCTTCTTTAGATGATGGAAGCAACTATAATACTTTTATTGGTGAAAACGTATCAGATGCTTCAATGAATGATGCTACTTATAATGTAGGCATAGGCTATAATGCTTTAACAGATTTAACAAGTGGCGATTCAAATATAGCTGTTGGTGCGTTATGTTCTGAAAACATTACAACAGGAAATGAAAATACTGCCGTTGGTACAAGTGCTATGCGAAACTCTACTACGGGAAGTAATAATGTTGCAGTTGGTAGAGAGGCGATGGGTAGTGGTGTCACAACCGGAGATAATAATGTTGCAGTTGGGAAAAATAGTGGTTTAGATATTACCTCTGGTGCTAATAATACATTTATAGGAAAGGATTCTGCTCAAAATGTAACAGATGGGAATGAAAATGTGATTATCGGAGATGGTGCTGGTCAGACTACTACAAGCGTACATGACGTTGTTGTAATTGGTAGAGGGGCAATGCAAAACGGTAATGTTACTAATAGTGCAGATGGAACTGTAGCAGTTGGATATAAGAGTTTGGAAGCATTGACTTCTGCACAAAGAATGACTGCTATTGGCTTTGAAGCATTAAAATTAGAAGATGCTGGAAGTTTTCAAACTGCTGTAGGTTACCAAGCACTATCACAAGTAAATAATGATAATGGTCACAATACAGCTTTAGGGCAAAGAGCTGGTTATAATTTGACTACTGGAAATGCTAACACGCTTATAGGCTCTAGTGCAAATGCAAGTGGCTCTGGTGGAGTTAATCAAACAGTAATAGGTCAAGGTGCAACAGGAACAGGTAATAATGAAATAGCACTTGGAAATACAAGTGTAACAGCTATAAAAGCACAAGTATCAAGTATTACAGCTTATTCTTCTGATGAAAGAACAAAGAAAGACATTCAAGACTATGATTTAAAAGGATTGGATTTTATAAAAGATTTACAGTTAAAAACTTATATCTATAAAAATCCAGCAGATTTTCCAGATGAAATAAGAAGTTCTAAATGGAATGAAGAGGGTGTAGAAAAACCAGCAGATCCAACTGAAACTCAAGTTGGTTTAATTGCTCAAGAGGTTGAGGAAGCACTTAAAAAGCATGGTATTGGAAATGTAGAAACTTATGCACCAACTCAAGATAGTGGAATAAAGACCTTAACTTATGGAAACTTGATATTTCCATTAATCAAAGCAGTACAAGAGTTATCTGCAAAAGTAACTGAATTAGAAAACAAATAAGGAGTCTCATAATGAATTGGGCAAAATATGCTGATAAAAAAGGTAAGACAGCCGATTTTAAAAGCAAAGAAAGAGTAGTGCAAGAAGCTATTAGCGAAGTAAAAGACGAAGATGGCAAAGTTGTACGTCAAGCAGTAGAAGAAAAGAAAGAGTCATACATTGCTTTAGTGCAAAAGAGATGGGATGCTGAAAGTGGTGAAGCATTAGCTGATCAAGAAAGACAGTATTCTCTATCTGAATTAGAAAGAGAAAAAGAAAGATATGATGCTGAAATGGCAAGAGCAAAAGCACAATCTGATGGATTAGCAACAGCAATAGAAGATTTCAAGAAACTTTAATTAATAACGATAGGAGTTAAACGTGGCAAAAAAAGAAAAGAAACCACAAGAACAGATAATCACTTTATTCGATAAGGATTATAAAGAATCAGAGTTATCTGAAGAGCAAAAGTTGATGATTAATCACGTTGCGGATTTAGAAAGAAAGGAAAAATCTTCTGAATTTAATCTTCAGCAATTAAGATTTGGCAAACAGGCTTTTCTAGATGCTCTGAAAGCGAGTATTGAAAAAGATGAAGAACAAGATCAAGAAACTAAGTAGCGGAGATTTTATCGTACTTCATGAAAATACTAACACTTCTTATGATATTCCTGTGGTTTACAGGATGCGGAAATCAAGGTTGGATAATCGCAAACCTACCACTAGCTCCAGAGGATTCTGTTTCAAATTCGGTATTTATCGAGATAATGGATGCTGATTCTGTGATTCATTTGTTTCATGGTCGTATCAGCGATGATAGTAATTGGTGTTACAAGCATCAAAGATTGGAAGAGGTAAAGATAAGATAGTGGACACTACTACAATACTAGAGGCTTATGGAGAGCTTGGAGTAATCGGAATATGTATGCTTCTTTTTGGGTTTATGATTACAAATCTTATAAAAGAAAATAAATCACAAACTGAACATATTGATGAAATACAACAAGCTCTTTCAAGCATGAAGTCAGAGCTAAGTAATACAATGAATATTTGTGTAAAGCTCATTGATTCTATTAACGGATTTAAAGTGAATGTAAATGACAAGCTAGATCGTAGACATGAATCATTAATGAAAGAAGTAGATGACTTATCTGATAAAATTAGTTACATGAGTGGCAGATTAAATGGTGGAGGAAAACATTAATGGATAGTTTAAAAGTATCTTCTATATCATTTGCCAACTATGGCATCTATATCGCAGAATTAAATCTTCTATTACAGTGTGTAGTAGCAGTAATGAGCATTGTATATCTCACCTATAAAATCAAAAGAATTAAAAATGACTGAAGCAGAAAAGAAGAAACTAAAACGATTTGGGTTAACCAAACTAAATAAACCAAAGCGCACTCCTGGACATCCAAAGAAAAAGGGGATTGTAGCTACAAGGGTAAATGGTAAAGTAAAAGTGATCAGGTTTGGTGATCAGAATATGGGGCATAATTATAGTGCAGAAGCTCGCAAAAGTTTTAAATCTCGCCATGCTAAAAATATTAAGAAGGGTAGGAGTTCTGCTGCATTTTGGGCAGACAAGTTTTTCTGGAGCAAAGGTGGATCAAAGAAAAGACCGCCTAAATCACAAAAGATAGTAAAAGGAATGAGAAGAAGATGAAAGTAAAAGCACCTAAAGGGTATCACTGGATGAAAAAAGGAAATACGTTAAAGTTAATGAAGCATAAGGGAGCATTTAAAAAGCATAAAGGTGCATCCTTAACAGCAAATTTTCCGATTATGAAAAGACATAGTAAATAGTGGCTACTGCAAAAAAAAGAGATCCTGCTAAATGGGCAAGAGCTAAAGCAAAAGCTAAAGCTAAAATGGGTGGTAAACACTCTGCTAGAGCTATGCAGCTTGCAGTTAAATATTATAAACAAATGGGTGGTAGATACTCAGGTAAAAAAACATCAAAAAATAAATTAACAAAATGGTCTAAGCAAAAGTGGGATTATGTTACCAAAGGAGATGCAAAGAAACCAAAAAAGAAACGTGGTCGTTACTTACCTAAAGCAGTTAGGAAAAGTCTCAGTGCCAGTCAAAAAGCAGCTACGAATAGACGAAAAAGAGCTGCATCAGCAAAAGGCAAACCACGAGCTAAATACACAAAACGAATCGCAAGAAAAGTAAGGAGGGCAAAATAATGCCATATCATAAGAAGAAAAAGATGAAAACCAAAAAGGTTGGAACTACGAAAAAGAAAAAGATGAAAAGAGGAAGAAAGAGCTATGGATATTAAAGGGATTGTAACTGATCAATTAAAAGATCAGGCAAAATCAAACCTTCCTATTATTCAATCAAAGTTAAATGAAATTGTCGTTGGAAAAATTCAATCTAAAGACTTTGAAAAGAAATGGGCAACTGTAGTCAACAAGAAAATAAATCTTCCAGGGATCTCAGAGAAAGCAGAACAAGTCATTTTTGAAAAGATGATTGATAAAGGAACAGATCTGGTAGCGGGAGTGATGCAGGAAATATTGGAAGAAGCTGTTGAGGAAGCTCTAGAGCAGTTATAGTCGAGATTGTCCTAGTCTGTATATTAACTTTTTGCAATGAGTAAATATGCTTTATACGGATTAGGACTCATCGCCATTCTATACTCGGTTTACAACCGAGGAACTACTACTAAAAAAATTACTTACAGAGAAGAAACAATAAATTATGTCTATGTACATGAATATAAGGTAACACGATATGCACGCAAGAAAACAGAAACAGATCAGGGAGCTTATAGCGGTAGTTTTGAAGAAAATAAATATGTACTCCCTAGAAGCGGAGAATTTGATATTTGGGACTGGTCTGGTAGAGAGTAATTACGATTATTTAAAACAATGGAATAATGGGGTCGCACGCAGTTGGTGGCAGATAGAACCAGGAATGACTGGTGCTATGGATACGATTGTTAACTACCTTGATTATAGAAAGAATTTATTAGGTAAATGTGCAAGAGCTGCAAAGGTAGCACCTTTTACTTTTAGTGTAGGTGTTGAGGAAGAAGATGTAAGAGATTTATTAGAAACCAATATCGCATACGCTATAATTATGTGTAGATTAAAGTATCGGAGAGTCCCAAAAAAACTTCCAAAAACTGTAGAAGGTATGGCAAATTATTGGAAAAAATATTTCAATTCAGATTTAGGAAAGGGTGATCCAAAAGAGTTTATTGAAAGATACGAAAATGTGACAAAAATGTGACAGTCACATAATTAAATAAAATTTTATCTTCGGAGGGGTGGCAGAGTCTGGCTGAATGCACTGGTCTTGAAAACCGATCCGACCTTCCTCGTTACATCTTATTTTCCCTCGTAAAACACACTCTCATTCATCATCATAAGTAATAGTAAGTTGTGATAAATATGTGACATTTATGTGACAGTTATATATTATAAATAGCAGGTTTAAACTTGGATACATTCTTATGAATATATCTCCATGTAATATCATCTATTCTATGTCCCATTAAAAACTTCACTTCCAGAAACTCCAATCCTTGTTCTTCCAGTCTTTCACCATAGGTATGTCTGATACTATGATAATCACCTTTTTGTCCAAACTCCTGTAATCTTCTTTGTAAACGCTGAGTAACCGATCTTCTTTTTGATTTCTCAGGTTTTAGGTTCACCAAATCCATCGAATTAAATATAGGATGTTTTGGAACTACGCATTTTCTTCCCACTTTACCTTGTTTCCATACAAAATACTCATCTTGGATTTCATCTTGTGTGATTGTTCCTGCATCTTGAGCGCGAAATCCTGCGTATAAAGCAAGACTAAACATGGCTTTATCTTTAGGATCAGTGGTAGTGTTAATGATTTCCTTTATAATAGGTAAGGGGATAGGGTCGCGTACATCTTCTGAGGTGTCAATCCGCGCAACAAAGAAAGGATCAGCAGGGTTACTAAATGCCATTCTTCTCATTTGAGCGTACTTAAATAAACCA